TCTAAAAGCCTCTGTAAGCTCATCAGGAAGCGTTTTAAGGGCTTTCTCTACAGGCTTAGAGTAAAACATTGTTCTTTCTAATCCACGCCTTTTAATAGAATATCCTATTGCAAAAGCTAATCCTATCTCATTACTATCTCCTAAGCTAATAGGCTTGTTCTTAATCCATCCTCTAATAGCATTTACTAAAGCTCCTCCAGGATTGTCATACTTAAATTTAAAAGGACTTCCTGCTCCTCTTGTAAATTGACCTGTTGTTTTACTTCTCCCCCCTTTACTACCTGTTCCTTTTACACCTTGATCTACAAATTGCCAATAATCATTAGCATCTCCAAAATCAAACCCCATACTAATAGTGCTATCTGTACTGCTCATAGTATAGTGGAATTGATTAAATAGAGTATTCTCTTGCGTTCTTTTTTTCTTTTGATTAAGTATAGCTCTACCCTCTTTTACAACATTAGAGCCAAAGGTAGTCATAGCTTTTTCTAAGTTCTTAGCCTCTCCTTTTATAAACTTGCCATCTGTACCTCTTAATCTAAATACTACTGCCATTATGAATTAGGGTCATTGTCTGATGGCTCTATAGGAGCATCACAGAGATTGTTAGTATTATTAACTTGTATTGACATACTAGCAGACCATCCTGTTAATATATTAGCAAATCTAGCAGTAAAAGGCTCTGTGCTTATAGGTAAGTCTAAAACAGCTTCATTAGGCACATAGCTTAGTTTCTTGCCACTATCTCCTCCTGATGTTTGTAAAGCTAAGTTCTGTCTAAATTCAGCTATTATATCTTGCGTTATTTGTAATGTATTTGTCCACACTACATTTCTATTTGTTAAATCTTCTTTAAGCATATCTAAGACAAAGATTGTAAATGAGTATGTTAATACACCCATATCAATAGTTGCTGTTCCAGGCTCGCAGTATAGTATCGGAAAATCAGATTGGTCAAGCTTGTTTATATCCACCTCATCTAAGAAGCCTGAATGAAAAGAGTTTATTAAATAATGATTAGTAGCTATATCGCTAAAGTCATCAATTACGTTTTTGAAAGTTATCATATTTATTTTTCTGTATATTATTTTTGTCTTGTTGGTAACACATATAAGTCAATACTAAATAAAGCTCTAATTCTGTTATCTTTTTAATGTTTAATATATCATCATTTGCCAATCCAAATATGATATTATACCATCCCCACTTACCCTCTAAGCTCTTGCCCTCAATTTCTCCCTGTCCTTTCTCAAAGATTTGACTAAAGCTACTGGTAGTTTTCTCCCTAAAAGAAAAAAAAAACTCAAAGCAGACATTGAGGGAAGTATTGGAAAGTCTAAAAACTCCTCATCTATTTCATCACTAGGACTATAAGGCTCTATGCTATACCTTGTTTTAGTTTCTTTTACTATTGGTCTATATAGTATGCTCATTATCTTATGTAAATTCTTATGAGCTTCCTTACAATGACTCTCAATATCTATATACTCCCCCATTGTTATCTCGCTTAGGTTAGGTATAAAGCCATAAGTAGCTCCATTCCATTCTACCTTTTTTTGTAGCTTTTCTGTTTCAGGTTGTACTGCTAAAAATTTAAGGCTTTTTAAAACCTTATTTAAACTCTTAGCCTCCATCCTCTCAATCATCTTTCTATTCAATCCACAAACTGTAGCTAATACTTCTAAATTAAATTCATCTTCTTTTAAGTTCTTCTTTTTTAACTTCTCAAAGTCTTGGTACATTTGTATTGATATACCATTCCAATCATTAGGTATTTCTACTTTCCTTTTTTCTGTTCCCATTTTAATAGTATATATAATTTGTTAATAATCGTTTATAAAATATAGTATTTGCCACTATGATTAGTCATTAGCTTATTTAAAGCAACATATCTAACAGCATCAATTAAGTGGTCTTGTTGGTTAGTAGCAGGCTTGTTTACTATATGTCCGTTCTTATCCGTAAGCCATTTGTAGTATTTAAACTCATTTAAAGCATTTGTACTATTCTTAGTTATATGTAGCTTAAAACGTCTTAAAACGTCTATCCCCATATTAATAGAATCAGCTCCTTTCTTAGCTCCTTTTACATTAAAGTTTTGTCTATGTAATTCTTCTATAGACTTAGGCTCTGCTGAATCAGCAATTATTTCTGTTTGTCTAGTTACATCTAATTCTCTAAGCCTTTGTGCTATATCCTGATTTGTTAATCCTTTACTATATACTAATTCATTAATGTATAAGTTATCATTCAATTTAAACACCTCTACAATCGCTGTAGGGTCATTAGAATAACCAAAGTCCATACCTATAGCTATAAGCTCTGATTCGTTAGGTACATTATTACATATCTCAAATTGCCTAAAGATAGTTTCAGTAGGTTGTGCCATATCCCCAAGTCCGTATATCTGCCAATAGTTACTATCTAAATTCTTTAACCTTTCAACTTCTTTAATTGTTTCTTCAGGCAAAAAGGGGTTATCTAAATAGGTAGATTTAATAAATGTACAATCATCCCTAGTCATTACCTTATCATATATCCAAGAATAAGGGTCTGATGGATTGAAGTCTAAATAGATGTTTTCAGTACATCTAAGCGATAATTGAACAAAGTCATCCATACTGAACTCCGTTGCCTCATTCATCCATAGAACCTGTCTCTGCCTTCCTCTGACCTTATCCGACATATCCACAGATATAAACTCTATTAGGTTATTATTGAGCTTATAAGTAAGTTCTGACTTATTATGTTTGTTAGGATTGTATAGATTATGATGCTCTAGTATATTAAAGAAGTCTCTATAGGCACTAGACTTAAGAGCAGGTAGCGTTTTCCTACATATTGTATATACCTTTCCTTGCTCCTGTAAGGCTCTTAGAATGATTAACTGCGCTAAAGAATAGGTCTTACTGCTTCTAGTACCTCCTTGATTTACAACGATTCTAGTGGTAGCATTAAGATTCTTCTGAAGAACTATTGTTCCCTGTAGGTTTAACGATTTCAATTTCTATCTTTTTTATTTCTTCTTCATTAGAAGTTAGGTTTATATTCTGCTTTTGTATATACCCTCTTTTATGCCCTTTATGTTGTAGATAGAATATAATACTCTTTTCCTTTAGGTTTTGTATATTCTTAAATAGTTGGCTTTCTACAAAGTCTAGTTTAACGCTGTCTATTTCGTTTACTTTCTTTCTAAATTCTTCATCTTCTTTATACCATTTATAGAAACTAGACCTGCTTATATTGACTTTAGTACAAGCTGTAGATACTATTCCTAACGAGTTCTCTAAACTCTCTATTAACATTTTTTTCTTTATGTGTTCTTTTTTGCTCATTTTATTAAATTTATTTTATAGTTACTTTATACCCTTTACCTTTTAAATCTTCATATAATTCATTAGCAGTAATGGTGTCTTTTTCTTTTACTGTTATTATTATTGGTTTATCTTCTTCTATTTTGTCTATATTGAATCCAAGCTCTATATCTTTAAAACCCCATTCCTTTAAATCTACTACATCAAAATTACTTAGTAAGTCTATATCCCATTCTCCACCATTTTTATTAAGCCTTACATTTAATTCTCTTTCATCTTCTTCGCTTAGGTTTACGCTTACTGTAGGCACTTTCTCAGCTCCTAAATCTCTTAATATCCTAAGTCTTTGATGTCCTCCTACAACCACGTTAGAGCGTTCAGGATTGATGTTTATTATAATAGGGTCTACACATCCAAACTTCTCCATAGATGCTTTTAAATCCTCGTATTGCTTATTGCTTATTTGTCGTGGATTGTACTCAGCAGGATTAAGACTGTTTATTTCTATCAATGTAATTTTCATATAAGTATTTTTTAATGTTTTCTAAATGTTGTATACGGCAGTATGTGTTAAATTGTTTATCACTCTCTGCTCTATTATGACAATCTCTACAAAGGCATATTAAGTTTTCTATATAATCTCTATTCTTACTCCCTCCCAGACCTCTTGCTATAATATGATGGATGTCCTGTCCTGGACTTCCACACATCTCGCATCCGATAAAATCAGTTTCATCTAAGTAAAAGAATGTCATATATACTTTAGTGTGATTTCTCATTTAAAATAATTGTACTTGTATATTTGGTTTATAACTTGCATTATATCTTTTATTTTGTCCTTTAGGGTAGTCTTTTACTTCATTCTTTAAATTTAAAAGTATGTTTTTTTTTGTTTTTTTGTTTGCTGAAATAAAGACATATCTATTCTTAGGTAAGATGTTTATTTTTTTTAATTCAAGTTTTTTAATTATATCTTTTACATCTGCTACCCATTCATACTCAAGCATTACCTTATCATATCTTTCATCTAAATTTAAAATATCTTTTAATTTTATCCAATCATCTATACTTGCAAAGCTAAATCCATTATCAGTTCTAAACCAATGTGCAGCAGTATCTTTATATCCAAATATTTCATCTAGTTTTTTTGCAGTCCATTCTCCCTTTTTTTCTTTTAGGTAATTTGCTATATCTATTTTATTTATTTTATCTTCATTTAATCTTCTTTTTTTTAATTTAGCATTTAGTTTGTTGTTTTTTTGTAAATGACCTAAATTTCTAAAGTGAAATTCTTTACCATCTTTATCTAAATACATACAAGTATTAGATGTTTTTCCTGTATATAGAAAATTGGTAGCTTGATATATATATCCATTATGATTCATATTATTGTCGCTAAAAGAAACTATTATTTTTGGTTTTGGTAAATTGTTAATACTTTTTGATACAAAAAAACTTAATGTATTTTTTTCTAACCCATCATTAACAACTAACCTATTTAACTCTAAAACTAGATTTTTATATTTTTCCCCAGAAATAGAAGCAGCAAGAGTTGAACTTGGGGGCATACCAAAAGTAATAATACCTACTAATATTCTTTTTTTATATAAACCAAAAGCATAAATTATACTTGGTATTCTTTTAGCATAATGTTTATGTAATAACCAATCTTTACATAAATACTTTGCTATAGATTTTACTTTATATTTTTCCTTTATACTCATACCTTGCAACTTTTATCATATACCTTTTTAAGATTATTCATTATTTGTTTATTACAAGGGCTACAGCTTTTCCATTCAGGATTAACACCAAAGACTCCAACATATAAAGCTGATACTATTCCTCTTTCAGCAGGTGTGAGCATA